TCCTCGCCTTCCTCGCCGTAGCCCTCTTCCTCGTAGCCTTCTTCCATGTCGCCTTCTTCCATATCCTCGGCTTCCTTGCCGTATTTACTAGGCTTGCCACCGTGCTTCATGGCCTTGTGCTTGGTCAGCATCATCTCAATCATTTGCATCATCTTTTCGTTCATAAATCACCTTTGTGTGTTATTTCTTTTTGTCTTTCCGTTTCTTTTTATCAGATTCGGAAACAACGGGGGCAGCTACTACGGGCAGGGCAATACCTGCCATTATGTCGCTAGAATCACGGCGCATAGGGTCAAAAGCAGCGAATCGGGAACGGATGTTTCGGGGGTCAAATACAAGGGTTTCCCAGTTTTGGTCGCCTAAATCACGGATTGCGGAGTCATAGCCGTCACGAATCATGCGCTGCTGTAAGGCCACATACCTATCTTGGCTTTCAATATCGCTAGGCGATACTCTAAATACATTTTCAAGCTGACCTGGATTTTGTGCGCTAGTGTATAAAGGCATGATATTTCCACCACTATAATCACCAAAACCACCCCAATACTGCTTTGTCCTTTCAGGGATGCCCGTCATATAAACACCGCGCCCATGTGCGCCATCCCCTGAAACAAACTCTGAAACATTACTTCGTGTGCCGTGGTATAGTTGATTATTAACATCAAACCCCATCGCCATAGCCCGTTCTTCAGGGGTGTTGTCAGGTCGCAGGCCAAGACCGCCCTCACTTACTGGTTTAGCAGCGTTAATCTGAGCCTCGCGCAATGCTTTAGCCTGCGGTGCTTCTGCCTTTCTAATTGGCTTACCGTTTCGTTCAACGACATCTACAAGCTCATCGCTAAAGGTTACATAATTCGGGGTGTTCGTTCCTAACCGATTAATGGTATCCGCATCGTTGAATACATTTCCTGCAATTCCTGCCTCATAAAGTTTTTTGCTTGCTTCTGCTTTAGTGTCAAACTGAAGTCTTGCCATGTCATAGATATTTCGACCCGTACTCCAGTCGCCATCTTCGCCTAAATTTTCAAGAACACGATACCAGTCATCTTCATTTAAGTTTGAAATAACAGACTTAACATAGTCTGATTGCTCATCAAATGGCTTATCCCAATCTATAAAATGCTTTGTATCTAATGGGTCTTTAGCCTCACGAGCAGCATCAGGCCAACGAAGTTGGTTTTTGTAAACATATCCGCTTTGGCCTGTATATTGTGGCTCAGAAGCTACGCCTTTATTCGAAGCATGATAACCGCCAACACCAAAAGACTGCCCACCTTGACCGCTTCCTATTTTGTCCATAGCTCTAAACTGGTCAAACTCATTAGGGCTTCCATGATACACATCAATCGCGCCCATCTGACCACGGGGGATATACATACCTTGTGCATTACGCACACCACGGGAAGGGGCTTCTAGGTTCTCAGCCATCCGTAGCATATTCATGGCGGTCTTAGGTGCGTTGATAGCGTTCTTTGCAACAGCACTAGGGCTGACAAAACTTGCAGCTAACTCGGTCATTGGTCTGCGCTCAGACGATACAAGACCTGCCTGTTGCATCCTGTTTCCGATGTCCTCAGAGCCTAAGTAAGCATTGCCCTGGGAAGGCTGCACATATTTAGGCTGTTTGACCATGCCAGTCGCAACCTCAACATCCTTAATCTTGTTGTTGACCCAAGCACCTGCGTCATAAATGGCCTGATTGATGTCACCAGGCATACCAAGAATAGGGGCTATGACACCACGACCCACAATGTCGTTGATGCCAGAAGCAATGTCATTGGCAAGTTGCCACTTGGATGCGGAGTCTATCTGCTTCTGTTCGGCAATAAACTGCTTCCTGAGAGCATCAAGCTCTCTTGGTGACATTCCGCGTTTGGTCTGCGTCTTAGGCATACATCCCTGCAATGCGTTGGTTCATCATGGCTTGAAACTCTAAATCTTCAGGCTTCAGACCAAAGGCCTTTGCAGCATCGGTCATCCAACCTGCGCCCTCAATGTATTTGCCGCCAACAGTACCGGCTTTGTTCATGTCAAAGTAACCCCTGTTGGAAGTCATCGGGTCTTGGTAGTTAGGCATAGCTCGGCTTTGGTATCCACTCATACCGCTAGGGTCAAGCTGCCCCATCAGGTAGTCCATGTCGCTAGGCATCGGCATCTTGGTCGGGGTGATTCGGGGTGCTTCAGGTTGCGGTGCTTCCTGTTGCGCTTGCTCTTGACCCATCTGAAGGCCTGAACCCATAGGTGCGCTGAAGGTGTTGCTGACATCCTGGGCAGTCGTGCCGTAGTCGCCTTTCGGGATAGACGGGGTAAACAGCCCTGAAGCCAATGACGGGATTTGATTGCTGAAGTCTTGGACACCAACGGGCTGATTGTATGGAGTCTTGCTGATTGCGCTACCCCAACCCTGTTGAGTCGGGGTGTTTATTCCTTTGATGCCGTAGTAGACAGCACCCAATGGATTTCCAGTAGCTAAGGAAACACCGGCCTTAGCGAAGTTTACACCCCTCTCGCCACCCATGTTCCGATTGACAGTTTGCAGCCAGTTAGCCATTACTCTTTCCCCGTGATTTCCTGAATTGCATCAAACCGCATATTAGCCTTCTTCAGCTTACTGGCACAATCCAAGTATGCAACAACAAGGTCAGCGTTTAATAGGGGGTCGGCATCGGTCAATGTGCATACATCACGCACACCAACAAGGTCGGCAGGCAGGGGCTTGTGGACTACCTTGACTTCAGTAGTCGCGCAGGCGGTCAACGACAGCACCAGGAACAGGGGTAGAAGCCCAATCACGCGCCTCTGCATTGTCCCTGTAAATAACCCTAATCTGTTCATCAGCTTCCTTCCTTTTCTTGTCCTCGACATAGACGAGCTTCTCGACCACCTTAACCTGCTCTACCGCTTTCTTAGCCTGTTCATCACCCAACCGCCGGTATTCGTTAATCGCAGCCTCGTAGACCGCCACCTGTTCCTTCAATCGAGCCACCTTACGATAGCCCAAGAAGGCATGGGCAAACACCACGGTCAGCAAGACAGCCACTACCGCAATCTTCCAGTTGTCCTTGATAATCGACCAGGCAGTCAGCATCGGAATCATTCGGTCAGCCACCCATAGTAAAGTTTAGTCTTGGCCTTACGGTCATCAAACCCGTGAGTACCGCCATTGATTCGCCTGGTCAATGCAAGAATGGTTGCATCGTCTACACCCTTTTCACAGACCGACCACAGCTTGTTCTTGTCAAAGAAGTATTTGGCTGAGTCAAAGGCATACTCGTCAGCCACATTGTTTGGGTCAATAGACTTGCCAAGCCAGTCAGCAAAGTCCTTGTAGTTAGCCTTGCCCGTAAGCTGTAAAGCCCCTCGGCCTTTGTACCGCCAACCGTCACCACTTGCCTCATCGCCGTTGCCCATGCGGTTAGCGTACACACGGTTAGCAATGCGCTCAGGTTGCCGTGAATACTGCCTTGCCTTAACAGCATCAAAGTATTTCGGGAACACACGAAGCAGTCCATCCTCAGAGTAATTCAGGTTCTCAGAGAAGGCCTTGAAGTTGCCGGATTCATGGGAAGTCTGGGCAAAGAAGTGAGCAGCCTGAACTGGGTTCAGCTTGTAATAGGCCATCGCAGCCTTCAGCGTACCTTTGCCGAACACCCCGTCTGCCGTTACCCCAATCTTAGCTTGTAGACTTGCCAGGCTCATTCCTTGTCATCCTCTTTATCATACGCATTAGCATTGATACTTAAACCACCAAGCAGACCCACAAATGCACCAACAATAGTATTGAAAGCAGGCCCGATTATTGAAAAGATTTCGGTGTTATCTACATCTTTTATGAACAAGCCGTACATAAGCGTCAAGATTACAGTCAGCATAATCATCGACAATGTAATAACCGTAATACGCAAAATCCACGAAACGGTATTATGGATATCAATACTACTATCGGTCTTGCGTGGCTTACTTTTTGGCATCTTCCTTATCCTTCCACATATCCCATACAGCCGTGGTGGTAATCAGGCGCAGGAACACATTGGTCACCAGGAGAATCTGAACCGCAGTCTTGTCATCGAGCCAGTCAAAGCCATAGACCACAGTTTCGACATCGCCCCATTGGATTACCGCAATCGCAGCAACATTGAAGACAATCGTCTTCCATCCCTTCATGGCTTTCATTTCATCAGGCCAAAGAACTTAGTCATAATACTAATAACCGTCAGGGCAGCACCGCCAATCCAAATGATGATTTGAATCCCCACATTGATACTGGTCATGAACTTGGACAGGTCATCGATTTTGTTTTCAAGTGTCTTGATTCGGCTGTGCATATGCTTTTCAAGTTTCTCAATCTTGTCGTCAAGGTTATCCACCTTAGCCTCAATCTGTCCAATGTCACGGGCGGTAAAGTTGTCCATCAGTCATACCTGCCCAATTCGTTTAACTGTTGTTCGCTATCTGTGGTGTTCACCTGGATGTTGTCGCCCGACATCTTGCCTGCTATCTCAAGAGCCATCTCACCACGGAACTGCTGTTCATTCAGGGCAATCTGCTGCTGTTTGATGTCGGCATCCATCTCAATGCGCTTGTTGTCTAGGTCGAGCTTCATGCGGTCTGTTTCAGCGTTGTAAATCTCAAGACGCAGCTTCTCGCGCTCAAGCAAGATACGAGCCTGGTCGTTCTCTTTGTCCAGTTTGGTCTGCTCAACAACCACAGCCAGTTTGTCAGCCTTAGCCTTAACCTCAGCAAGTTGTGCGGAAAGTTGGGCGGTTATCTGCTCGGCCTGCATGGTCAGGGCTTGGATTTCCTGATTCTTCTGTTCCTCAAGCAGCATAACGATGTCATCGCCACCTTGCTTCAGGTCATCCTCAGTCGGGGTAATCACACCGGCCTTGATACCAATCTTACGCAATCGCTTCTCAAGCTCATCGCTGTTCGGGATGTCCAGGTTCTTAGCCAACAGGTCAGCAACCACAGGGGCAAGGGCAGGGTTATTCATCATCTGCAACATAGCCTCGGCAGCTTCCTGTCGCTGTGTGTTGTAAGACGCGCCAACAGTCACGGTCACATCGTACTTGCCAACCGTCAGGTCGTTCTCGATAACCAGTTGACCAGTCGCAGGGTCAATCACAGCCTTGTTCAGAGCAACCCACTTCTCGCCACCATCAACACCAAGCACACGAATAATGCGCTCGGTATCGTAAATCTTGGGAATCAGGTCAACCAGGATTTCACCCGTGAACTTGATGGCTCGGCTCAGGTTATCAATGTAGCTAAAGGTCGCGGTGTCGCCCTCGCGCTGTCTAGCAAGAATGGCACGACCACTCGTTTCATTGCCGCCTGCACCCATAGACGCATCGAACTGGCCTGTGACAGCTTTCAAGTCCTCGGCATCGTACTGGCTTGCGGTAATCAGGGCAGCCGGAACATCCACACCACCAGAACGCTGTGGCATACCACCTGCACGGGGGTCAGGATTATACGGCAGGAACGGCATATTCTCGCTGTTGGCTGCTTTCCACAGGCTCTCAAAGCCCTTGATTTGCTCAGGGGTAACCAGGTACGGGACTTTCGGTGCGTTGGCAATGGTTTCAATCATGGTGGTGCGGTGGTAGTTATAGACGCGCTGTGCATCCTTACCGAATCGAACCATGCCGGAGTAATGGAACTCACCGTCAATATCAATCACATCGCCGTAGACCGGCACAATCGGGATGTATTTACCTGCCCACTCCGCTTCCTGAATCACACCTGCGCCAGTCACCAGACACATCTTGACTTGCTGAATCTCTACTTCGCGCTCGCGGATGATGGTGATGCCGTTAGCCAGGAAAGCATCAAGGTTCTCAATCTCATCCTTGAACTGGGTAACCCCGTTGGACAGAAGCACAAGGGTTTTCTTCTTGTAGTCCTTGTACCAATACTCAGCAACCGTTACGGTATCGTCATCAATCCAATGGTCTTGGTCGTAGTTTGCGCCCTCAAAGTCCGACATCTCATCTTTGGGGAACTTCTGCTCAAAGTCATCCTTCGGGATGTAGGTCACCACGAAAGCATAGTTGGCATCGCGCCGGTCAAACTCTTGGGCAGCAGGGTCGAAGTAAACTCGGAACGGGTTAGTCACCTCAACGATGCGGATGTCCTGGTCGAAGGTGTCATCAGAGCTATATTCGGTGGTCAGTCGCCACACACCAAAGCCACCAGTTACCGCCCACTCAAATGCGGTGTCATAGGCCTTCTCAGCATTGCTGACCGATTCGATGTTTCGAATCAACCCCTGCATAATCTCGGCAAGGTCTTGGTCGTTTTCCTCGGTAGCACGAAGTTTGATAGACGGGCGGTTCTGCCGTTGGTCGCCGGTAACCTGGCGAATGTGCTGCCGAAGTCGGTTGAACTCATAACAGGGTCGCGTCTTGCGTTTGCGCTTTTGGTAGTCATCCCATTGTTCGCCCTGAATGGTTACGAATCGCACATCATCAATGGCACGGTTACGGTTGTCGCTGTTGGCCTCTAGCGCAAGCTCATAGCGTTTACGCATATCCGACAGAAACTTATCGTCTTTCTTAATCATTTGAAAACCTCAAAGTGCATACCGCGAGAAAGGGCGTCTTTAGCCGAAAGAATATCATTTTCGTAGCTGACATTACCATACGCATCTTCAACCACCTTCTGTGGCAACCATATGTATGCCTGGCTATCAATGCTCGATATCCTGACCACCACAGGACAGCCATTCAACCTACCGCGCTTAATGTCGGCAGTCAGACGCAGGGCATCAATGTCGGCTTGGCTTGTCATGCGAACTCGGATTCTATGTTGCTAAAATCATACACGGGGGCAAATGTGTGCATCAGCTTACTACTTACGGCAAAGTATGTATAGGCATCTGAGCCGTGGGAAGCCCAGTTGTGCAGGGGGGTTTGCCTACGCATCTGTGTACGGTTATTCACATCCCACCGCCAATTCTTCAGGGCATTTAGGCCATCCTTGCACCTGGTCGCGTCAAACTCGCATTGGGCAATGAACAGCTTGCCTGCATGGATTCTGTCCTCGATGGGCATATTGGGGGTTTCAGACGGGGTAATGCCGTGATTGCGGAACACATCGTCAGGGCTGAGTCCAGTAGCGAACTCCCTGTGCCTTGAGTCATGGGGGGTGAAGTGACCGCCGTAGATGTAGGACTTTTCCTTGAGCATCTTCACATAGAAGGGTGCGCCTTCATCTGTACCCTCAAAGTAGTCAATCATGCGCCACCGTGAGCCTATACGCTGCCCAAACCAAACGGATGTGCTATCCCGAACCCCGATGTCAAATGCCGTGAAAACGGGCTGTGTGCTGTCGTAATCGAATGTGCCGATACGAGCTTCCTCGTAGGCCTTTTGGATTTCCTTACCAAAAACAGCACCTTCGGCAAGCGACCTGGGCTTTCCTAGCCAAACATTTTCATAATCATTGGGGAAGTTTTCCTGTGTGTATTTCCTTTCATCCTCTAACACACTAGGGAAAAAGGGGTTATCACAGTAATTCATCTCCACCGAAATGCAGTTGTCGGGCTTGTTAATGACAAACCGTTGGTAGGTCGGGTCATCCTCTAAGTCAGGGTTAAAGCTAATCCATATCTCGCTGTTGGGCTTACGGATGGTGGGCAGCATTATCTTCCAGGACTTCTCTGAGCAGCTCTGAGCTTCCTCAACCCATAGGATGTCATAGCCCTCGTAACTCTTTAGGTTTGCCACGCTATTGTGGTGGAAGCCCACGAAGCTAAACAGCGTACCGTTTTGGCCTCGGATTTCATTCTCGGTAATGGTGTAGAAATCACGCATACCAAGCAGGTCGATTTGGTCGCACAGAAGGCGGTGTACGGAGTCCTTGATGCTGTTTTGTACCTCACGACCACATAGGATTCGCAGGGTTTCATTGCTACCCTTGACCAGTAAGGCCTTAGATAGGCTGTGAGATTTGCCTGAACCTCGCCCACCAAAAAGGCACTTATACCGCATGGGCTTGAACAGGAACTCTACCTTTTGTGGCAGTTTAAGCGGAATTATTGTCGTTGCCATTCACGAACTCGATTTGCAGCACCTTCTTAACGGTTTCATCCATCTCACCGACCAGGACAGACTGGCTTGGCTTACCATAGGCTCGGTTAAGAATGGATTCTGCGGCTTTTAGCCGTATGTTCTCATCCTCAGACTTACGCATCAGGGTGACCAAACTCTTAAAGGCTTCCTCAGAGTGCAGACGGCAAAGCCCCGTGATGTCCCGAAGCAGTTGCGGTCGGGGTCGGGGTGGGCATTTCGGGTCGTTTACTGGTTCAAAGTCCTGTATTTCCATACATCCCTCTTACGGGTTCACATCGCTGTTTACCTTGATGTTAACGATAAACTTGCGCTGATAGCTCTCGGCATGGTGGGGGTCGCTGTGGGCAGTCGTGTAGGTGGTACACACAAGCTCGGTGTAGGCATTTACGGAATAGGTGTTCATCGCAGGCTCATTCGCCTTAACCAAGCAAGACACCTCACGGCCAATAATACTGGTGTTCACGATGGTCAGGCCATCAGATGCTACCCAGTCTGCGGAATCAGGGGGGTACTTGAGCAGCACGGTAACGGGCAGTTGTTCGCCTACAATCATTTCCATTGCGAATGGTCGGACAGATTGTTCTTCAGTTAGTATAACGGTTTTCATAGGCTAATGGCTGACCATCCTCACATAATAGGTTGTATTCGTTAATCCCTTCGGTTGCCAAGAGTAGCTGTGTCCGTTGACGGTCATCGGCAAACTTGGCTTGTATAACATAGTTTACACTATCTATGTTGCCGTTGGGCATATAAGCAGTACCCGTCACCAGGCATGGGAAGTCTGTTTCGCAGTAGCCGGAGATACTAGCCTCACGGCCATTGACCACATTGTTCTTCAGCACACAGAAGGCCTTTTCACTTCGCCAATCAACCCTTACTGGTGTGTCCTTGAAAACATACACTAGCTTGAAGTTGTCGCCCTTCATTACCTGCTTAACTATTGGTCGGTCACCACCAATCATCTCAGCCCCTTACTCGGCCTGAACCCACGGGAATTGACTGGAATGAACATCAACAATCAGGCTCTTTGCGCTGTCAATCTGCCGTTGAATCTCCTGGTCAACATGGTATTTGTAATCACCGACCACTTCGGCTTGAATCCACCCGATTACAGTATCATGGTCAAGCTCGGCATACGGCACAAAGTTAGCCAAATCCACATCCTGCGGCTTAAAGGGGGTCGTTCCATCAAATGTACCTGAATTGCCATCCTCGTCAGTACCAGTAACAGTCCAATGCACACCAATGATTACATCACTAGCAAACTCGGTGCTTACCTTCTTAAGTCCAAATACCTTCCATTCGTAAGTTAGTGCCATGTCTATTCCTATGCGTATTCTGCGCTTGCGGTAAAAGTTTTAGTGCCTAGTGTATTGCCACCCGTTGAAGCATCAAAGAAGGTAATAGTAAATACCCTTGTTGCAACACCAAATGTTGTGCGTTGATTCCCTAGCTTCCTAGTAGCATTTAACTGGTATCGAGTACCTGCGACAAGACCACCAGTAATCGTTCCTATTCCTGTGGAAGTGTAGCTCATCCAGGTGGAAGGCGGTGATATAGTCCACCATCTAGGGGTAGTAGGCGAAGTGCCACTACTTCCAAACAGCCCTGCGCTACCATCTGTATAAAACTCAGCGTATGCTTCAGCCGTGCCACCAGTTATGATGTC